ATTCTAGTGTCTCTCGATGTTGTTTTGTGTTCTGGTCTTCTCTTAATGGTACTCTTCTAGGGAATACACTTAAGTAAGCATCAGATAAGTACATATTTCTACATCAAAGACTATTTTTTTCTGCTAGACTAGCTGAGTATGAAATCTCCATAAACTTTATTCGTGGATCGTGTCATAAACACCAAGCAGGAAAAGCTATAGATACAGACTCAGTCTTTAGGCTTCTAGGAGGTATATTGATGATAAGTCTTTTAATCTCACCACTATATACTTTCTCTAGCTTCTCACAGATTAACTGTATATGCCAGTTCTCATCTAATACCTGCTTCTTTTCTTTTAGCCAGTAGTATTTAAGATACTCGTATAGACTTTCTCTCTGTGGTTTATGGTCTTCCTCTAGTCTTCTTATAGCTAGTTCTTTTAATGCCTGTTCTTTTAGAGTTCCCATAAGGATTGTTCTAGTTAAATAAAATTATTCTTCTTGTTTACGAAAACATAAATAAGTTACTACAAAACATACTACAATTATTGCTGTTGTCATTTTATTATGCTTTTAACAGTTAAATATGTACCAATTCCTCCTGCTGCTGCACCTAGTTTTCCTTTATTGTTCTGTATAAACCTAGATATTGATGATGTACCTCATTTTTCTGATTTACTTGATAGATTTTCTATTATTGACATTATATTTGTTTGTTTCTTTAGACTATCTGCTACTGCATTTCATCATATTTTATCATTTATAAGTGTATTTGGTATTTTTCTTATTGCCTGAACTGCTAGCTTTATAGGAGTATCTGCTTCACTTGAGTATAGATTAGGAAACTCTCTTTTTACTAGAGTATCAAACTCTTTTCTACCATCTAATAATCCTATAGCATTCTTTTTAGGCTGTCATCAATATATATCCATAAATGCTTTCTTTACATTATTGAACTTGTTTTCCATAACTGTATCTCATTTGATAGATAATGGTATTTCAATCTTATTAAGATTTGAATTTACTATCTTCTTACTAAAATTAAATGGATTTGCTTCTACTAGTTTTCTAAGATTATTTGCTTCTACATCTTCTGCTGATCTTGCTCTATTTATATTTTTTACAACCGTTTTACTTGGATTTATTCATATTGTTTGTGCTATTTTAGCCATATCTTTTTCTTGTTTTGTTGGTAATACACTTATTTTACCAAATATATTAGATTTTTTAAGTCATTGTGATGCTCTAAATTCCTCCTCTGATGGTGTCATCTTTGGCATAACATATTTTTCTAGTTGTTTTTTACTTGCTACGTTAGATAATCAACCAAATGCACTTCATATACCAGCACCTATCAATGTCTCTTGTGGTGTTGCTAATCTTCATTCTGTCAATAGTGTATTTGCTTGAGTAGATACTGCACCACCTGCTGCTCATTTAAGTATTCTAGGAACTAGATTACCTGTAGGTCACATAATTCAAGCTGTGGCTAATGTACTTGGTATATTTTTACCAACTATTTCTCAAACCTGGAACGCTCAACCTTGTTTAGCACTACCCAATAGTTTACTTGTAACTGATTCTGTACTTCAAGCAATAGGTTGGTAGTTATTAAATAGTTTCTTACCTGCCCAATCCATAGCTGATCCTGTAGTCTTTTCTGCGACCTTACCTAATCCAGAAAACAATCATACTGTAGGAGCTGCAAACTGTTGTACTGATGATTGATTATATACGTCACTTCCACCAGCCCATTTATTAAATGAATCCATAGCACCAACAACTTTCTCACCAAATGTATTTCTAGGTGCTGTAGAGTCAAACATACCATTCTGTATTGCTGATTTGTCTACGAACTTCATACCAGTTGATACTGGCTGTGCTGCTGGCTGTACTGGTTTGTCTATGAATTTCATATTGTATAGTTATGGATTAAATTATTGTTGTATTGCATTTGTACCATCAAATTTATATGTCTTACCATCTTTGGTAAATGTATCACCTGCTTTATATGTTTTCTTCGCATCATATACTGGTGTAGTTGTTGTTTGTTGTCCACCAGCATAAGATGTATATGGTTTAGATGTTCATCCTGCTTTAGACACTATATCATTAAGAAATCTATCTACTGTATCTTTAGAATTTAATCCTCATATATTTCCTACTGAATCTGCTAATATCTTCCATTCTCACTCACTCATAGCTCCAAATGTTCATCCTGCTTTCTTTACATCCAAGAATTTATTTAATGTAAGATTGCTCTTTAAGAAATTCAAATCTCTACTTACATCTGGTAAATATAATACAGATGATAATGGTAGGTTAGGATTATTTGCCATAGCCGTCTTTATTCTATCTATTGCTGATACGGCTGCTAATTCAACTGTTCATTTAATTCTACTACCTGCTCATCAATTACCTCCACCACTTCAACCTGAACCTCATACTGGTATATCATATAAGTTTGTTTTTGGATTCCATTGGAATATATATTCGTTCTTACCTACTTTTCTTGTTATAGTTTTAGCTGCTTCTCATGTACCTGCATTACTCAATCCCTGCAATAATAATGCTTCTTGTGGGTCAAGTGTAGCTAGATACTCTTTCTGTTGCTTAGGTTCCATTCCTTTCAATGCAAGTGCTGCATTCTCGAAACCTGCTTTGTTTATATCTAATCCACTTGCTTCTGCTGCTGTCATTAGGTTATTTATACTCTCTATATAACTTGCTCCTGTCTTTTGATTTGCTGCTGCTGTACTCTTTATACTTTCTACTTGTCGATCATTAGCTCATTTCTGGTATGTTTCCATTTGTTTATTAAGTGCTTGTAATTCTGCACTATCCGCTCCTCTTAGTTCTGCATCTTTTAATGCTATAGCTGTTTGTCTAGCTAGGTCTAATTGGTTTATTGCTGCAGCTTTATTTTGCTCTATTATACCCTGAGATCTTGCTGCGGCACTTCATCTTCCACCACCACCAAAACTATATATATTCTGTTCTGCTTGTTTTTGTCTTTCAGATTGTGATTGTAGTCTAGCTGAGTCTGTAGTATATTGTGCATCTAGTTGTTTCTTATATGCATCTAAAGCTGCTGCATCAGAAGTATTCTCTGTTGTTCTAGCTGTATCTATTTGTCCTTGTAATGCCGTTGTATCAAAAGGACTAACTATAGACTGTTTCTGTAAAGCATCTTGTGCTTGATACATATTATATCGTTCTGTCTCTGTTGGCTTCTTACCAGTAGCTTGCATCCTAGCATTTAATCTCATCAAGTAGTCTGATGGATTAGTATTATCATAAGCTAAATCATTAGTAAAAGTCTTACTAATAACTGGTTGTCCAGGAGTAGCTACTGTTGGTGCTTTCCTAGCATATCAAGGTTCTAGTCATAAATCACCAGTATTAGGACTAGATATGATACCGTTTGACGGCACAGTAGTCCCAACTGGTGCTTCTACATATGCTCAGCCACCTATGGCTTCATACTTACCTGTTAATGGATTTAGCTTGTTCAATGGTGTTGCCATAAGTATATTTTAGAATGTAAATTATATATTAACTAATATTTCTACTCCGTTTGTTCAATTATTACCTGCTGTTCATAAATTAACTCCTACTGTACCTGCTATTCATCCTGTTCATCCTGTTAGGTTTACTGTACCTTTAGATGTCAATGTATGATAAATAAGATATAATATACCACCACTTCCTCCTGCTCCTCCTCAACCACTTCAGCTTTGTCCAACTATTCAGTTTCATCCATTACCACCTGTACCCCCGATAGAGTTTATAGTACCAGTAAAATTAACTATGTTAGCACTTATCCATATAATACCAGCAGAAGATCCACTTCATCCACCACTTCATCCTATACTAGTTATATTTCCTCCTCAACCTCCTCAACCTCCTCAAGATGCCGCAACTTTATATTGTGTTGTAGTCCATCGTAATCAAGTCAAAGAACTATTTGTTGATGCTGGATTTATAATTAAACAAAGTATATCTACTATTGATAGGACTCTATTATAAAATGATCAACGAGTAGATATTGCTGATGTTCATCCAGTATTACCAAAACCTATTGTCCCATTAGCTCAATTACCTCCTGCTGTACTTGTTATATTTACATAACTAGGATTAGATGCTACCCCATTTGTTCCTTCTCCTGCTGTACCATTACCTGTTCCTGATCATCCTGCTACACCTGCTACTCAAGCATTTAATGTACCTGCGTTTATTATTGTTCAGGCTGTTCAAGGAGTTGAACTAGCTGTATTACCATTACCTCCATTATTACCATTAAATTGGATTGTACCGTTTCCACTTAGTGTTCATTTAACATATATTTTATATCCATTAGGGTTTAATACTCCTGGACTTGTTACTGTTAGATTATTATAAAACATATCTGAAGATAAACTTACTGATGTAGTTATTGTTACATCACCATCTCTACCATCACCAAATCATATTGTATATTGTGGTTTTAATGCTAAATTAGAGTTATCTACATATGTTTTAGTAGCCAATATGTTTGTATCTGGATATAATCTCATAGTTTCACTTGCTCCTGGATTTACTACAGTCTTAGTCAACCCACTACCTACCAACAACTTATCGTTTAGTGTCCCTGTTGTTGTATCGTTGTTTGTGATTGCCACTTTCTGATCTGCTCCACTACCACTAGCTAACTGACTAAGTGTTATTGCTGGGTTATTATCATCCTTTAATGTCATATCTCCTGTAGCTTTAATCTCACTGTTTGTTATTGTTACATTTCCAAACTTATCTATAAGTGCTGTAGTATCTGCTTTACTGTTTACTGCTGTCATTATATCTTCCCAGAAAGCATAGTTGTTAGAAAATCTTACTACTGCTCCTGCTGCGTGGCTTTGTGTAGTATAGTCTATACTTGCACCTTTCCTTACAGCTATTGATGTTACATTGAAAGTCTTAGCTCCACTATTCCATCAATCTATCTTTGCTACCTGCATATTACTTTCACCAGGATTAACTACGATATAGGAATACTTACCACTAGGCATAGTTGCTGTAGGTACACTGTTTACTGTTACTGAACCTGTACCACCACTCCAAGTTGATTGGAGGGTAGTCTGGTAATCATCTTGCAAAGGTATTGTCAATAAATCACTCATCCTATCTATAATTAAGAATTAAACTATGTTCGCAAATCAAAATACATCTATTGGTTCACCATCTACACCTATTCTAGCTTTGTTTAGTATCCACGTTCATCCTGTACTACTCATCTTGAAGTTTATACTTGAACCTGTTGTATACAAAGGGATTCTAGCTACAAACTGATATAAATATACTGCTTCTGTTTGAGCTGATCCTGTTAAGCTATCTACTCCTATTGGTCTTGTACCCAATGTTTCTGTTGGTTTAGTTTCGATAATCATATCGTCTGTTATCATACCTCAACCTACTACTACTCAATCTACCTCTATATCTAGTTGTATATCAAAGTATTTGTTCTTTTCTCCTATTACATCTATGTACTCATATGTCTTGAATGTACCAGGCTCACCGAAATCAAAACTCTTTGTCTTTAGTTCGTGTGCAATAAGTTCACCATCATCATCAAATCACGCTTCAATTTCATACATCTGGTCACTACTAGCACTAGCTAATGTATATTGATATTCACCACTTGAATTGATATAGAATCCATAATCATAAGCTGTTGGGTATGTATATTGTGTCCACGCTTTAACCATAGCGTTATATACTAGAGTTGTATCTGGGATATTGTCTCCGTTAGTATCAAATGTGAAATAATAGTTCCCTAATCTCTTTATGTACCATCAACAATTAGCGTTTAACTGCTTCTCTTCTATCTGGGTGGTTAGTTCTCTAACTGTCTCATCTAATGGCGCTGATTCTATCGTAGATGCTCAAGCACTCGTATATCTTTGTTGTAATGTATCTACACCTCTCTCAGTGAGATATACTAGACTATTTCATACATTTGCTATCGTTCTGTCTGAGTATCATCCTGTCTGACTATCTATTGGAGTTGCTTTAGGTATTATTTCTCATAATGATGATGTTTGTGTCAAATCTGCTGAATATATATTTCAAGACTTCATAACCAAAATTAGATTTCCAAATCACGTCAATCAGTTTATTCTTCAAAGCTCATCTCATCATATAACATAATAATCAGTATCTATTACAGATCAATTAGCTGGAGCTACAGATGAGTAAAATAAAGAACTTGTTGCGTTATCAACACCAGCTCAATATAATCTATCACTGACCATATTTATATATCTATATTTTGGTTGGTCTGGATATTCTGTGTATGTTGTTCCATTCCATTTAGATACTGTTGCTATAGCTCATAATCAGAATGTACCAGCCATAAGTGTTGCTAAGTTTGTTCCTTCTGGTACGTTACTCCACAATAGACTTACCTCTGAGATACTTGTTATGTTTGCTGATGTGATTATGAAATGGTCCGTACTCCACACCACTATCTCTAGTTTACTTGTTACTGTTCTTATTGCTGTCTGGATCTTTGTTGCTACATTAGCCATTGTTGTTACTCCTGTTGAGAAGTTTATCCCTGATATATCTCTCTTAGTCCCGTCTATCTTAAGTGTTATAGCTCCATCTGTTATAGCTGTCCATGTTCCTATAGTTGAGTTACCTGTCCCACAAGTAAGAAATCCAGGAGTAAATCCATCCAATCCAGCATAACTATCTACACCATTCGTAAGATAGATAGCGTTTCTGTAGACTGCAAAATCTCGTCTAGTTCTTCGTGTCTCTTGTCCTATATTCTTCTCAAACTCACTTAAACTTGATTTGATGCTTGTTCGATCTGAGCTTGTTTCATCATATACATATATATCTGTACCACTAGCACATATTGCTTGTGTTTCTAATGTATCGTCTCTTTGAAAAAAGAAGTAGGATGTTATAGGCTTATTACTTCCTACAGCACTACCAAACTTCTTGATTCCATATCTTGTTTGTATCTGTCACTTCTGGTTGTAAAACATATTCTTTGCAACAGAAAATTGATTGTCTCCTATATCACTTGATGTGCTTAGGTTTAATCATCACTTAAAGTTGTTAATGCTAATTGGTTTTACGGACATATTGTTTTATACTCTACACACAGTAAAAGCCGATTAAACTCTAGGTATCATCGGTAAACTTTTTTTAGTAAATTACGTTATCTCTCTATCAATTATTACATCTTTGGGAGCTAAATGTTAAACTCTCATCATCATACATATCCATCCCAAATAATCAGTTGATACAATCATTAAACTGAATCATCAACATATTGGCTTTAGCCTGCTTCTCTACTGACAACATAGCCAAATAAGATGCATACAAACATATAGCTTCATCATAGTCCTTTGGGAGTATACTATCTTGTGCATCTGTTATCTTTGGTAGTTTCTTCCTATATATCATCTGGATTTCTAGTCCTGCATCTGCTATTGGGTAGAATCATATCTTACCATCATAAATGTAATAAGCTGTTGGTGTTCCTGTGTTCTGTGTAAGTCTTAGTACTTGGTTTCTTGTTGTCTTACCTATAGCCATAGTACCTACTAACATACCATCCTCCTCTAATCTTACGAAGTCTTCAGGGATAGCATACATAGCTGATCCATCTATAACTAATGTTGTAAGTTGTTCACACTCTTTTCGTTGATAATTACCTTTCCTTTGTACTTTATTATATGCTTCATTTATGAAAAAATCTAAGGTAGGATTATCTCGTACATTAGCATTAGGATCTATCTTCATATAGGTTGTTCTTGTTCTTGTTCTTAGGTTTACTAGACTGCTCATAGGGATTCTTTTAGAAATTAAATCGCCTTAGAGTTCCTTGGGGGATTATTCTATTGCTCACATTATAGTTTTTTTTATCTACAGTCAAGATTTATTTCTTGATGAACGCTAAAAGTTCTTCAGGTGTAGCGTTCTTTATATCTATCTCTACCTTAGACTCTTGGATTATCCTTTGCGTGGCTTTTCATTCTACTCTGTCTACTATATCTTGACAGGCTCTAAGTTTAGTATCATCTTTCTCTGCTGTTGTAGCAATTACGTAGATCATATCCTTAGCAACTTGGAGTCTGTCCTCTATAGCTTTCTTTATGTTAGGCTTTGTTAAGTTCTCACTACCTATTGCTCTTGCACTTCATTCTGTTGTTTTCTTATATACATTCTTTACAGCTTGGGTAGCATTACCACTCTTTACTACTTCATTAACAAACTTCTCTTGCTTGATAGTAAGTTTAGTTCTTGGTTTACTTTGTTTCTTTTTTACTACTACCATATTTATTCTTTACTGATTAAAAATTTATCTAGCTTCTAATTCTTTTATTAGTTCTAATACATTCTTATCTCCTATCCATAGTTGTACTTCTTTCTCATCCATATGCTTAGCTTGGAGTTCGTCTATCTCTTTTAGATATGCTTCTATATCTGCTTCGTTTTCTATCTTACCATCAGCATTCTTTTCATACTTGTCTGCTATTGCCGTATGCTCCATAAACGGCATCTCTTTCTTTACTATCTCCATAAGTTTACCATCTTTCATAGTTAGCTTTGCTCCATTTACTGTTACGTTTTCACCATCAATAGTTAATGCTACTAGTTTATCAAATTGCATCTTTTTCATAAGTATATATATTTATAATTTAAAACATTTCTTTCTCTGAACTCGTGTCCAGAATTGTTGCATATTGTAATCACTTAACTTTCTATGGTCACATTCACATTCTTCTGAGTGGGTGCTAAACTTAACCTGATCTCTAAACTCTATCATCAGATCCATACATACTCTAGCTCTTTTATCTTGTAGTTCTTCGTATGTCATACGTTCCCTTACTCACTGTTGTCACATAGGATTTAATAATATGTGATAAATAACTTATATATATATTTTACTTTAGTATTTTCAATAGCATATCATATCTAATTTTATCTATATAACTTTCTGCTCCATTCTCTCTTATACTTTGTATCTCTTCTTTAATTGGTCTTATGAATGTAGAATATAGATGTCATTTATCTGGATTACATCACATTATTATCTTACCAACTATATTGTATTGCTTTATCTTCTCTGTTGGTCTTGATTTGATAATATTTATAGCTTTTAGTTCTACCTCTTGTGCTTCATCTATAAATGCATATGTAATCTCATATCATCATAGCCAGTTAAATTCTGTATCTGTTGATTGTGTTTTTAATGGTACAAAAAATAACTTACTTCAATTAGAATAAGTAAGCTCTTTAGTCTGCATATTCAACACATAATCAATATCTTTCTTCAGTCAATGTGCTGATAATACTTTTGTTATAGTCAAAAGAGATGTCTTTCTAAGGTCATCCCATTCTCTTCTTCATATCAACCAGACTATTCAAGGCATCTGGATACAAGTAATATTTATTATCTCAGCTATTCACCAAGTCTTTCATCATCTAGCTCATCATCAAAATAATATCTCTGTTATAAGAGGATTATTAAAACTATGTAATAGCTCTCATTGCTTCTTTGTTATCTTGAGTTGTAGTTCTCAGTCTTTTATCATTCATCGTTGATGGTTACTGATATAGATTTTATATTCTCTAATCCTGTGTGTTCTACCTTTGATTGTTCTACTAGTTTATATCCAGCACGATCAAGAACATCCTTACATGCATTAAGTTTTACTGCTGCTGGAATCTTCTTTCACTTCACCAAATCCATAACAGTATCAGCTGCAATTTGTGAGTTATTCTTGAAATACTCTACTATTGTAGGTTTTTTTACGTTTTCTATACCAATTCCTGCTGCTGTTCAATAAGTAGCTTTAGGATAAGCTTTCATAGCTGACTTAACTTTATTACCTGTCTTTAGGTATTCATCAGCAAATATCTTTTTGTTTCATTGTTAGTTGGGGATTCTTTGCTTTTGGCATTATTTTAGCTTAGATATTAAAACATCTCTGTACCATCATCCAAATGGTTTCTTACTAAACTTCTCTGTATATTCCTTTCTTAGTTCTTCTATTGTCTTTTCTTTGCTTAGTTCTTCTATTGATTCTGGTGTTATTTTTCAGCTCTTAATATATTCTATATTATATATTGTCTTACCAAATACTAATTCCTTTACTTCATCCATAATATCTTGTGCTGCAGGATCTTGATATTTTATATTCAATAGATTTTTATAGAAGTCTTCTAGATCAGCTATTACTTCGTTTATTGTTGGTAATATATCCATACTCTTTAGGTTGAGATTCCAATTTAAGATATACTTTAAGTGCTTTAGTTTCTCTATAGCTGTCATTAGTCTTTGTTAGTATCTAAAATGTTCTTTGCTACTGTTGATGGATTCATATCATCTATAAACTGTATAGCCATAAATCATAGTTGCATATACTCTGAGAACTCCTTAGCATTTGCTAATGTTCATTCAATAAAGATATTCTTTCATCTAAACTCTCATACTAATGTATACTTTGGTTTCTTTTCTTTTTTCATAGTACCTATTATAAATTAAACCTCTTTCTGATGTGTATCGTCTATCTTTCTGCCTATATAACATTGGAAGTGGTGTAGTGTATAATCTTTAGTACAAAATGATTTCCCATAATAATTCTCTGAATCTGTTGGATATTTACACTGGTGTAGAAATTCTATGATAATATCCATTGCTCTCTTATAATCTTTATTCCTTTGTTGGATTTCTGAGATCATATAAAACTTTTCTATATGTAAATAACTTATATATATATTTTACTTTAGTATTTTCAATAGCATATCATATCTAATTTTATCTATATAACTTTCTGCTCCATTCTCTCTTATACTTTGTATCTCTTGCATTATATATTCCATCTTCTCTTTATTGCTTTCCCAGATCGGTTGGTTTTTATTATGATCTATGAAGTCTATTATCTCTTGGTTATATTCTCTTTGTGATTTTCTTTTCATCTTTTATTGCTTACATTCTAAATCTTTTTCTTATTATACTCCTTTTTTATCATCAATCAACCCTTTTTTTGTCTTTCTTTTTCTTTTACTATTGGCTATCTACGTATACTGTGAGAGTTTTTACTCGCTTTTATCTAAAAGTATTATATAATATGTTTAGATTTTGTCTAGTAGAAAGTTTAGAGAAAGTATTGGCTTATTACCTATATTCTTTTATCTATATTTTACTTTTATGTAAGATTCTCTTGATTTATTACTTTTTTTGACTATCATTGCGTTATCAAATTTATCCATAACCCATTCATCTATGAAAACATTTGCTATCTACTTCGTTATCTTTGCTACTGCTACTGCTATGGGTGGTGGTATGTGATGGGGTATCTTAGCTTGTTTATTATTCAGGGCTATTCCTGTTAGATAGTTTTTATTCTCCTAAACAAAATATACAATGTTCTGAGCTACTAAAAAACAAATCTCTATCCGTTTGAAGTATGTACAATTTAAAATTAGAAGAACAGAAAGTCAGATCCAATTCAGAGGTAAATTAGATTTCAAAGAAAGAATACAACTAAAGGAAGCATTGAAAGAATTAAAGGTTGTTGAAAATTTATTAAGAAATTCATCTTTATTTGCTAAAGACTAAACCAATGCGAAGAGTCTATAGAGCTATACTTGTTCCTAGTAGGGTATGAGTAAAAGAAAAGAAAGGAGAGTTATTATTTACTTGCTTTGATGCTAGTGATATAGATATTAAGCTAAAAGAACTAGGACTTAAAAGATCTGATGTTATTAGAAGTAAAGATTGTTGATAATTCTCTTGCTTTTTGATACATTTTATGTATATATGTTGGTATACATAGAAACAAATGTATAAATACATAAGTGTATCTCTCTTAAATCGTGGTGGGTTGGTGAGATAACACCACGAGCCAACCTGTATGATTTAAGATATACACAGAACCCACCTCTAGCGATAGGAGTGGGTTTTTCTTTAGTTTATTATTTGTTTTACTTATGGACGGTCGAATAAAAATACATAGAAAGATGTTGCTATGGGGACGATATAGTGATGCAAATACATTTCGTGTATTTTTACATCTATTACTCATAGCCAACCATAAAGAAGTTAATCGAAGATGAATAAATATACCTAGATGATGAACAACTACATCTATGGAAACAGTAGCAAATGATTTGAAGCTAACAAAAAAACAAATAATTGTTGCAATAAAACACCTAAAAAGGACACAGGAAGTGTCACAAGAAAAAGTGTGAAGTTATTGGTTGATAACTGTTAAAAACTATGACTCTTATCAATCAGAGGTAACAGGAACGGTCTCTCAGAGGTCACAAGGAGGTCACAAGGAGGTCACTAAACAAGAATGAAAGAAAGAAATAACTAAAGAAATAATAAATATGTTCGATTTGTTTTGGAAAGAATATCCATTAAAGAAATGAAAACATAAAGCTATGATTGCTTTCGATAATGCTACAAAGAAAACAGATGCACAGATTATAATTGATTGAGCTAAACTATACTACAATGAATGTAAGAGAGAATGAACAGTACCAAAGTATATCAAACGACCTCAATGATGGTTAAATGAAAATAGATGGAAAGATATACAAGAAGATATTGAACCAGATACAGAAAATAAATGACATTATGAATGGTATAAGAGAAATATAATATGAAATGAGTTTACTGATCTTGATTGAACTAAACTAAAATATAAGGATATAAACTACAGAAGATTCCTTATCTATGAGAGATGAATAGAAAGAACAAAAGCACAGGAACTATATGAGAAAGCTAAGTGAGAACGAGTTGATTTATCTATTTAGATTCCATTATGAAACTATCGGATATAAAGATAAAGGATATTATTGATATGTATCATATCGAATATAAGAAGATGTGATATTGAAATGAATATGCTATGTATGAGTGATGAAAGCTAACTAACTGATGGAGGTTTAATGAGAATAAGAATAAAGCATTTGATTTAGCTTGAAAATGAAGAGCCTGTTGATTCCCTATGAGGTTTATAATGATGTATTCTAACTGTTCTAAGGAAGAAGCTATACAAATACTACAAGAGAGGTTTTATCTTGATAAACTTACTAAGAAAAATGGAAGAAAGTCAAACATTAGATTTTAACAAACTATTAGTATGTTCTGATGATGAGATAAAATATATCGAATCCAGAGGTATTAAGTATGATAAAATAAAAAATATTGTCCGTTGATGAAATAAATCTATTAAGTGTAAGATATGTGGATTCAATAAGAAATGAGATTTTGATATAATAAATATACAAAGTAGATTCATAGATAAGACTTGAAGTGATAGATTTAAGACTATTGAATGACAAAAGGCTACTGGTATATACATAGATAAAATAGATAAGAATTGTGATATATTATTTCTTGTTGAGGGTATGTTTGACTTCCTATCTCTATACCAGTTTACAAATAATGTTGTTGGTGTATTTAATGCTTCTAGTACAGAAACTATTGATGTAATTAAATTCATAATTGAAAAGAAATCACCCAAAAGAATTATACTAATATCAGATACAGATGTGGCTTGAGACGGTTTAAGATATAGATTACAGCAACATATAGAGAAATTATGAACCATTGACCTATCTGACTTTGGTAAGTACAAAGATATAAATGACTTGATTATAAATAAAGACTTTGATTATACTGACTTTGTATGATACGCAAATAAAGAATATGATAGAATGCTTACAGATAGAGTAAAGGATATAGAGAATGAGAAGCTAGAACAATTTGAGAAAGTAAAGAACATAAACAAAATACACCAATCTTGAATGCCTATAGAATTTCCAGTAGATACATTGAACCAAGAGATAGGGAAGATTAAGCCAGACGATTTTAGTATTCTGATTGGATCTCCAAACTCTTGAAAAACAACATTTGCATATATTATGATGCTACATAATATGAATATATGACATACTGTATGATTTCTTTCTTATGAGATGGATTTCTGAGATATATTGAACCAATATTATCTTTGGAAGATACCTTGAGGTATGGATAGATTCGATGAGAGCTTATTAACTGATGAAGACGATAAGATACTATCTAAGTACAAAGAAGAAATATATAAAAATAAAAGATTCTATACATATTGAGGTGATGGAATATGAATAGATAGAATGAAAGAAGATATAAATAAACTAATTATGGCTTGATGTGATTATATCATAATAGATAACTTGATTAAGATTAGACGAACTAATTCAGAGATAGCAGATAATCAAGAGGTTATTGAAACATTGTTTAATGTAAAGAAACAAAAAGGTATAGGTATTATGCTATTACATCATACAGATAAACTATCAAGTGTAAAAAATCTATTAAGCTATAAGTGAACAAGCGATGTGCAGATTAAACCAGATAATCTATTCTATATTCGTAGACCATCATTAACTCCTGCTGATGAGTGAATGACAATAGATGAGAAATGTGAACTTGTAGTAAGAAGAGCTAAACAAAGAATGGGAAGAAGCCATGCAGGAAACGAATGAAGTATCTATTTTCGAGAATGAGAATATCATAACCAAAAGGATTTCTTTGAAATAGTAAACAGTATTTAGTTATTTACCAATATAATTATGAAAAAATCAATTTATTTTGCAGGCAAGATTAAGAAAAACAATAATGAAGAAAGCTATTGATTCTTTGATTGGAGAAATCAAATATTATTAGACGAGAGTCATTGTGTATGGTCTACTGAGTCAAAAAAAGAGTTGTTTTTTAACTATACTTGACCATATTATTTAAGAGAACATTGAGATATATCTTGAGATGACCATTGATCGTATGATAAATGAGATGTATTCTTTAGAAACATAGAGTGAATAGACAACTGCGATTATATGTTTGTCTATTTAGATTCCAATGATTCTTTTTGAACACTATCAGAAATATGATATGCTAATTGAATATGAAAGAGTATCCATATATATTACACCAAAGATGTGGATATTGATGAATTATGGTTTGTGTTTTGATTTTCACACTCTACAACTAAAGTAAAAGACCATTTACAAGCTCGAGATATATTCTCCAAGAAAGTATTGAACTATATAGATTATAAAGAATATCTAAAAAGCGATTATCGAAATAAATTAAGTTCTGAATGTAAAACTGAAGCAGGGAATAAATGTAAAATATGTAGTTCTACAAAAAAGCTAAATGTTCATAATAGATCATACGATAATCTAAGAAATAAGGAAAAGGAGATAAAAGATTTAATAGTTCTTTGTGAGGATTGCCACTCTAAATTCCATAATAAAGTAAAGTAGTTTTATATATAACCAATAGATAGAATGAAAGAAGATGAAAAATTAATTAAAATACACGCTCAACGATATGCTAAATATAGTTTAGATGCCCACACTGCTCTATGACAAATGATTGTGAGGATAGTTTTGAATATGAGGACTTTAATTGAGAGTTTGATGAATCTAGTTTAGAATGAATTGAGATTGTATGTATATTTTGTTAAAAACCATTTTGACTATCAGAAACATTTAGTTGTTAGTTTTATTTATAAAATATAGCACCAATGAATAATACCAAATTGATAGATAATATTATGATAGCAATATATAATACAGATTATGAATCAAATATAGATAAAAAATCTATAAGAGATATTTTAGAAAAAATTATGATGAATAAAAATCCTGTAATTATTGATTGGGATATCCTTCAAAAAGAAGCTAATAAATATAAAGATTGGTGAGATATAAAAACAGACCATAAAGTAATAATAGCAAACCACAACATAATAATATTAAATGATCGAATGAATATAGCGTGACCTTGTGATATGCCAGTATGGAGAGCAAACATAAAAGAAAAAACATTAACGTACATTGATACAGATTGACAAGCGTATATTTAGTTTTTTACCTAAATAACAATGTGTGAAAAGATATGATACCCTAGTGAAAAGAGAGCTAGGGAGTGTATAAATATGCCACATAAAAAATACTCAAAAAGAAATAGAAGTAAATCACCACCTAAAAGAGCATATTACTGTAAAGAATGCTGATATTATCATCTTACATCATCACCAGTAGAATTTTATCATTTATACGATATTTGATGAAAACAAAGAAGTCAGTTAGTACCGAATATGAAAAGCAAATAAGCATAACAAAATACTTAATGTTGCTAAATATACCACAAAGACATATTACAGATGAAATTCTAACAGAATGGCTCTATCGTATGCGTTATCTTTGGACTAAAAACATAGACTCAAAGGAATTATTTTATAAGATAAAGAAAGAATATGACTAAACAAATACATTTCAACGATGCAAAGGTAGAAAAGATAAGAAACTTATGTAAGCTCTCCACCCAGTGTAAAGAACTCTATACCCCTATGCTAGAAGCCTACGACAAAGGAGATATGGAGCTACCTGATTTACTTGTGCAATTTGCTATGATGGAGATGAATAGGGCTACTCAATGATTTAGCTATAACAATCTAAAGAAATGAATGCAAGAAAACTCCTAAAGAAATATCTTAGCTGAGAGAAGATGACTAAGAAAGAGATCGACTACTTATGGAAGAAACTTATAGATAAAGCAGATCAGGTTTTCTCACAATGGATCAGAAACAGAGATAAAAATAACGGATGTATAACTAAGGAAGTGTCTGCTTGCCAGAATAGGATAGATCATAACGCTCACTGGATAGAACGCTGACGATATAGCCATCGTTGGAATGAGGAGAACTGTAGTTGAGCTTGCTGTAGTTGCAATACCTACCACGAAGCAGAACACAAGATATTCTATACTATGCACCAAATAAAGAAGCATTGACAAGAGCGAGTTGATGAACAATTGTTTAGCAGGCACAAGAGAAAACCAACGATTGATACATTATTACAGATTATAAATAATTATAAATAAATATAAATAAATGTCAAAAGTTTGAATTAGCTTAATAACTACAATCTTATATTATATTTTACTTTTATGTAAGATTGTCTTGCAATCGACACAAAAATCACTATTATCTCTATACACAAAGGGAACGAACGACAGAAACAACTTAGGAGTATGTCAGTTGCCAATGTATATTCTTTATTCTTACTATTCTATTATGAAACCAACATTTGATGAAAAGATTACCCAACTCCAAAAAACATTACTCGCTAGAGGAGTAAGTATGGAAAAGGCTAAGATTGTACCTTTTTATAACTACCGAAAGGAATATGGAGATGGTGACTTTGTTGATTATGTAATATCAGAGCAAGAAGTTAATTAGTTTTATACTTAAATTATATACCTATGACAAACGACAACTTTTTACCAGCAGACTACAAAAGTCCATCTACAGAGGGTGGATATATGAAATTCAAAGCAGGACAAAACAAATTTAGAGTTCTAGGATCAGCGTTGATTGGTTGGGAATACTTCAATCAAGACAACAAGCCACAAAGATTTGCTATGGATATGAAACCTAGCGCACCTAAGGACATCAAAGCCGATGGTAAAGTTAAACACTTCCGAGCGTTCCCAGTATTCAACTATCAAACAAACAGTATTGAGATTCTTGAACTTACTCAATCTAGTATTATGGGTACTATCAAAGAATATATTGACAATCCTAAGTGGGGGAATCCTACTGCATACGATATTATTGTAGGTAGAACAGGAGAGGGACTAGAAACAGAATATACTGTGACAGTAGACCCTAAAGAAGCTATAGATAAAGAAGTACAAGAAGCGTATAAGCAAATGAATATCTATATGGAAGCATTGCTTACTGGAGAAAATCCATTCACTACACAAGCACCAAGTGAACCAGATAATTTACCATTTTAGTCATAGGGGAGTAATCCCCTTTCTTTACTTACTACTATATCTTATGGAAGAACTAGAAAATCTAAAGTACCAAGACCTAGAAAATATAGCTACTAGCATTATCCAACAAGCTGGACATACTCGTGAAGATGTTAAAACACTTTCACAACTTAAATATTTTCTATCTTTGAAGTACAAAACTATCAATACATTATCAAGTGTCCACGAAGCACAGTATAACGAACATAGAAGTACACAAAGCGTTAAACTTCAAGAGGATATGGCAGTTGGTAAGGCAGAGAATATAGCTAAGAGCGAAGCAGAAGAAAAGTATGGTATATATCGTCAAGAGAACGCAGAAGCACAAGGGATAAGTAAAATCATTGAAGCAGTAGGCTGATTTGTAATATCTATCCAAAGTGAGTTGAAAGCGTTAGACAGTACACAATTTTAATTGATAATAATCCATTATGACAAATATAAGACATTGAGATATGGCACTTATAGGTATAACCAAACTCCCTAAGTGATTAAAACAAACAAAAAGTAATATTATTATGAAAGGTAATGAATGAAATAACCATTCATTTAATACTGGTAAATTATATATTACTACTCCAGTAGAAAAACTAGAAGAGGGTAAATTCGTATTTGGATATTTAGTTGCAAAGAGTACAACACTATTGCATCCAGACCATTGAGTAGATAATGGTACAAATACAAGGACTATGAAAATTCCAGATGGAATCTATGAACTTAGAAAGCAAGTGGAATACACAAACGAATGATTAAAACCAGTTATAGATTAGTTTTATTATATTATTTATAAAAATGCTAGAAAAACTAACAGCAAAACAAGAAAAAGATATGTTAAAACATAGAGATAAATATCTCAATTACTTCTTTGATTGCAAAACTAAATATGACCAATCAAAAGTAGAAGCTGGTATAAATATGATGTATAGTCTATGTGGGTATAAAAACCCAGAAATTGTATATTTATATTCTCCACTTGGATTACAATATTTTGCTAATCTTATAAATAATACGCAAACTGATAAAAAACTAGACAATGTTCGAGTCAATGTTAGAGACAATGTTAGAGCAAATGTTTTAGCCAATGTTTGATCCAATGTTCGAGCCAATGTTAGAGCAAATGTTAGAGCAAATGTTTGAGTAAATGTTTGATCCAATGTTCGAGCCAATGTTAGAGACAATGTTTTAGCAAATGTTTGATCCAATGTTAGAGCAAATGTTAGAGCAAATGTTTGAGTAAATGTTAGAGAAAATGTTTGAGCCAATGTTATAGACAATGTTTGATCCAATGTTATAGACAATGTTCGAGCAAATGTTAGAGCAAATGTTAGAGCAAATGTTTGAGCCAATGTTTGAGCCAATCTATATTATTATGAATTTTCCTCATACGGCAATTGTTGGGATTTAGGATGGGTAGCTTTCTATGATTACTTTAATTCAATTTGAATTGATTTAGGTAAATCAAAAGATAATTTCTTTATATTTAGAGATATGATATTAAATTGAGTATACGATATGATCCATTTTGAGAATATATGTATTGTATCTATGAATCCTATTAAAATAGAAAGAGACGATCGTGGTAGATTACATAATGAAAATTGATTTGCTATTGAGTTCAAAGATTGATATGTATTAAACTATCTACAATGAGTAAATATCCCATACGAAATGTACGGTAAAATAGTAAATGATAAAATGACACCTAAAGATGTGTTCGCTATAGAAAATACAGAACTTAGAAGAATAGCTTATGAATATATGGATAAAAAGAAGATGAAAAAACTAAAGTGATATAAGATATTAGACAAAGCTAAAGATGGATATAATAATAAAATGAATATAGTGGAATTTAATATAGAATGATTTGATAAACCATTTAGATATTATAATTGTATTTGTCCTAGCACAGGTAGAGAATACTTCTTAGAGACAGAAGAAAAAACATGTGAGAAAGCTAAGTCTAAATCATTTGGTATGGATAATATAGTATGGGATATAGAGGCATAATTTTAATCACTAAGTAAACGCAAATGGAACAAAAACACTATAAGAAATGTCTGAAGATGTTAATCTCTGCTGGAGTAAGTAGAAAAAAGATAGCAATAGAATGCGAATTATCTAAACCAACAATATATGAAATACTCAAATGAGGTATTCCATCAGCAGAAACACAAAGAAAGATATGTGCTTGATACGATAAGATAGTAGCTAGTTTTATTTCTTTATAATTTATATGAAATTAGAGAAACAATGTACAAAATGTAAACAAGTAAAAGACTACAATGAGTTCTATTGGAGAGCAAAAGAAGCAAACCTTAGACTAGAATGTAAAGAACGCTATAAAAAAGATCGTAGAATTGTTGTAGAAGTAAAAGCATCATCACCTAGCGTAAATGTATGGGAGTGGATTAAGAGAGTTTTATTTATTAAATCTATTTAGTATGGATAATGTAGAAAAATTTTTAATTGGAACTATAACATTATTATTATTGATTTTCATAACCTGTCCTTTTTGGTGATATGAATTATCAAAAAAAGAATGCCAGAATAAATATGGTAATATAAGATATGATTTCTTTGCTTGATGTATGGTAGAAAACAATGGTAAATATATTCCTGAATGACTATATATACAACAATATAATCAAAATGTTAAATTTGTTAAATAAGTGTCGCCGTTTGATTTATTCTTATTATGTAATATGAACTATGAATATTCTAAAAAAACTATCATTCCAGAATTGGTTGCTATTAGTTGTATCCTTATTGTCAGTTATTTTGGTATTTTGTCTTTACAAATCACGTCAGACTGTAGACCAATATCAAACACAATTCAAGTATGAGTTAAGACTTGAGCAACTCAGACAGGACAGCAAATTGCTAGACCAGAAAGACCCATTACAATCATTACAGGTGCAGTGAAATACAGCACAACTAGAAATCCTAAAAAAGATGATAATCCAAAGCAAAAATCTATATCCACAAACACAGGGATAATTACAAAAGTATTTATAAAAGATTGGTCTTGAACATATCAGAAAGTAAAGGCAGCAGTAGAAACAGAAGAAATAACTAAACATATTCTATATGCCTGTACCTATAGTAGAAATCAACCACATTGCGTTAATTCTATTCTTTGAATAGCTAAAGCTGAGTCTTCGTTATTTCATAACTGTTATATGAATTCCTGCCTAGGTATAAAGCCAAGTTCAAAGGTTAAAACATACCCTACAATAAAGTATGGGATAGATGATCGAGTGGAAAGATATAATAAATACCGATGGAATAACCATAATGCAGAAGATATGCTTACGAGAAGCCTATATTGTAATTGACCTTGTGAAGATAAATGAAGTAATTGGAGATTAAGTTTTGATAGTTTTATTTGATACATAAAGTAATGAAAAATAGAACAGCAATAATTACGCTTTGTATAGGTACAATTCTTATTTTATCACTTGCTTATGCTGATAGATATTATAATATATTACAGCCCTCAGGAAACATCGAGCAATGTGGATTAGTAATGACAGCAAGTAATAATTCAGAGCAATTCCAATGAGAAAAAACACGCTGAATAGTTAGAATGATGTTTGGTGTAAAGAGTTATGTAGTAAATGACTTTGTAGTAGAATGAGATACTATCTGTAAGGATTGAACTAACCGAGTAAAGAAAGATGTTTTTATATCTTATTAAGGATTATGATATTAAGAACAACTATTATTGGAATATGTGTATCTCTAGTTGTTTGGAAAATGTTTTTTGTATGATACCATACTAGATGACTAGAAACACCACACACAATTAGTACACATATATGGATATGTGATATAAATGAAGACGTACCATCTTATGTAGACGATATGACAAAAGAGTTTAATATTCTTAGTAAGGTTTGAGATAGTATATTTATAGAATCAGAATGATGATATAGAAGAACCTGTTATCAATTGTATTATTAACCGTTCCAGACTCCTACGGTAAAAGGAGTCTACCTTGAGTTAATTTATTAACGATTCTTTATATCATAATTACTATGATGAAATTCAAACTAACAAAAAACACTAAAAACTATTATTGAACTACATTATATCAGATTGAAGCAACTATGTCATTCTGAAATATAAATAAATGAGAACTTTGAGGATGGATAGAGAAAGAGAGTAATCTATCACAAGAAAATAATGCTTGGGTCTCTGGTAATGCTAGTGTCTCTGGTAATGCTAGGGTAGATGGTGATGCTAGGGTCTTTGGTAATGCTAGGGTCTTTGGTAATGCTAGGGTCTCTGGTAATGCTAGGGTCTTTGGTAATGCTAGGGTCTCTGGTGATGCTAGGGTCTATGGTAATACTTGTGTCTCTGGTAATGCTAGGGTCTTTGGTAATGCTAGGGTCTTTGGTAATGCTATTGTCTCTGGTAATGCTAGGGTCTCTGGTAATGCTAGGGTCTTTGGTAAAATAAAACTTCAATATGGGTGGTGTTTTGCAAGAAAAGAGAAAGACCGGGATGTGTCAGAAGTAGAAAACGAATGAATAATCCTACTTATTAAAGATTATAAACTAGCAGAGGAAGAAACAATTTAAGAATATACAATTTAAGAATATACAATGGAAGAAGTATGTAAGATGCTAGGTAAAGAGATTAAGATTAAGAAATAAAACATAGGACTCTGTAAAAGGAGTCTTCTATATGGGGTAGACAGTAGGTCAGTCTGTGTAAAGTGGTAGTGAAACACCTATCCCAAAATATCCACCAATAAGCTATCTTTATGGCAATATTGGTATAGCCTCTGTTGGTGGATTATAATATGCAGGTAAGTGTTCGGCACATAATGACACTGAAATATATATATCTGAGAACAAAATAGCCGATAATGGTCTTTGAGTATATAGATAAGTTTGTTGAAATCAAACTACCTGCTAAATGATTTTAATTCCTACCACTACAGAATGAACTCATTAGAAAATCTCCTTAATAAGTTAATCCAGATGGGATGGAATCCAGCAGGAATAGAAAGTAAATCAGAAGTAAAGATGAAAAAAGAGGGTGAATTTGATTATATCTATATACCACCAAATACAATGACAGGAACTTATTTTGCTATGATACTTTCTCTCAGAGATTTAGTATCTATAGAGAGTGGATTCCGAAAGTTTGTAGTTGAAAATGAACTTACTTTAGATGATTATCTTCATTGAACAATACTATTAGACTTAATCCCAGTTAATATAGAAACCACAGAATACCGACTAATGTTATCATCCATCCAGACAGACATAGAAAAGTTTATACTTGATAATGTTTTAATTCCTAATGTTTTAATTCCTAATGAATAAGATGACAGAAAAACAACCTGATTGGATAGATAACTTTTGGAATGAATATAGAGAGTGTGAACCTTGAAGATATTCAGATTTTATAAAAGTATTACAGAAACATCTCCAAAAAGAATCCACCTATGAAAGTGGATACCAGAAGTGATATGAATACTGTAAGAAAGAAATGGAAGATAAACATTATTACAGAAGATTTTGAGAACTAGCAAGATTCCTATTAACAATACCTATGTGAAAGGTATATTGATATGCTTCAAAAGATTATATACTTAAAATAGAAAAAATGCCTTATATGGATGCAGAGAAACCAAGTGTTTGATATGTCGATGATTGATTTGATGAACGAATAGATAATAAATCAAGTGATTAGTTTTATCTCCTACAGATACTAAGTAATGACCTATGAAGGAAAACTACAGAAATTAAGAGATGCAGGTGTTATTGATATTGAACTCTCTTTTGGATGTGAATTTAGGGACCAATGGGATAATCTGAAATGAATTATAACCAATAAACATAAAAACGATGATGTAGATTGATGATATGAATATTCAGTGATAGAATCGTCTATGAATAAAATATATATCTGTACTCCTTGGAATATATGATGAAAAAGTACCTGACACGATTTACTCTATGGAAGAGTATGTCGATGGATTGAAACTCAATACGATGTAGAATTATGAAACTGACTAGATGAGAT